TTTGAATAACTGAATAAGGTAATAAAACAATGACTCAACATATTGGCGTGAAGCTCATCAATGCTTACCCGATGACCCGTCTGGCATATAACGACTTTCGTGGTTGGGAGTTACCAAGTGACGAAAACGGAAGTGATGAAGGTTATCTCGTCGAGTATCTGGATGGCGGAAAGCCAAACACCGATCGCTTCAACGGGTATGTGAGCTGGAGTCCGAAAGATGTGTTCGACAAAGCCTACCGACCAGTGGCGGGGCTTAGCTTCGGACTGGCTGTCGAAGCCCTGAAATCAGGCAAGCGTGTCACCCGCGCAGGCTGGAACGGCAAGGGCCTGTGGCTTGAGCTGGTCCAGCAGTCGCCATCTGTGGACCTGCCGTACATTCGTTTAATTTATCCTGTGCCGGGCAATGGTGCTATGCCATACCCAAATGGCGCTCGCGTGCCTTGGGCACCAAGCCAAACCGACGTCTTGGCTGATGACTGGCAAATTCTCTAAACCAGTTGCTTGGGGGGTGGTCTATGCGAGATGACGATTTTCACCATGTGGGCGATGGCCGCGGTAAGCGCCGAGTGTTCGTTAACGGCAACGAGGTCAAGCGCTGCGTATGGGCGGATGTTAAGCGAGGAATAGCATGCTTCTACCCATACCCCATTCGGGTCCATAAGCGAAAGCGCGATGAAGTCTATACCCGCAAACTGCGCGGCGTAATAACCGTCGAATTTATCTAACAGGCTGCCTTCGGGTGGCCTTTTTTATGCCTGCCGCTGAGCGGATGCGACGCGGTGACCGGGTCGGATGACCTATTACCAATGGCCGGAAGGCTGGAGCAAAAACAATGAAACTGAAACTTGATGCTAACGGAAATGTGGTCGTTGAAAACGGTATGCCTGTGTACATCCATGATGATGGCAAAGAAATCCCGTTCGACGCAGCCGCAGCGATGACCAAAATCACCTCCCTGAATGGTGAAGCTAAAACTCACCGTGAAGCGAAGGAGGCGGCGGAAGCCAGTCTCGCGAAATTCTCTGGCATCACCGATCCGACCAAGGCGCTCGAAGCCCTGGAGATGATGACCAAAATCGACCAGAAAAAACTGATCGACGCTGGCGCTGTTGACCAGGTTAAGGCTGAGATTACCAAGGTATTCCAGCAGCAGCTGGATGAAGCGAACGGCAAGACCAAACAGCTCGAAAGCCAGCTCTACGACGAGATGATCGGCGGGCGCTTCGGTGGCTCCAAATTCATTTCAGAGAAGATGGCGATCCCGGCTGAGTTCGTGCGTTCCCACTTCGGTCAGAACTTCAAAATCGAAGACGGCAAAGTCGTGGCGTACGACGGGCAGGGCAACAAGGTGTTCTCTCGCACCAAGCCAGGCGAGTTAGCCAGCTTTGATGAGGCCCTGGAGTCTCTGGTCGAGTCGCATCCGCAGAAAGATTACATCCTCAAAGCGTCCGGTAACAGCGGCGGCGGTTCTCACCAGTCGCAGCACCAGGCCGGGCAAAAAACCATGAAACGCGATGCGTTTGATTCCCTGGATAACGCTGGCAAGCAAGCAGCGCTGAAAGACGGCGTCAGCATCGTCGATTAAATCGAAAGGAGCCATAAATGGCAGGCAATACCCTTACTGGTCTGATCCCGACCATCTATACCGCGCTGTACGTAGTGTCCCGCGAGCAAACTGGTTTTATTCCTGCGGTGGCGCGTGACGCGAAAGCGGATGCTGCTGCAAAAGACCAGACCGTACGTGCGCCAGTCGCACCTGCAGCCACCACTGAAGATATTGTCCCTGGACCTTCAGCGCCTAATTCTGGCGACCAGACCATCGGTGGTGTGGATGTCAAAATCACCAAATCCAAAATGGCCCCGGTGAAATGGAATGGTGAAGAGCAATTGGCTCTGGGCCCGGCTGGTACCTACAACACCATCCTGGCTGACCAGTTCAAGCAGGCTTTCCGTGCGCTGGCGAACGAAGTGGATGCGGATCTCGCTGCGCTGTACCTCAACTCCTCCCGCGCTGTTGGCGCGCCAAAGAATACCCCGTTCAGCATCAAAGACGATCTGACTGATGCTGCGTTGGCGCGTCAAATCCTGACCGATAACGGTGCGCCGACTACTGATTTGCGTATGGTGCTGGGTGGCGAAGCGATGGCATCCATCCGTGGTAAACAGGCTGTACTCTTCAAAGCGAACGAAGCGGGAACCGACCAACTGCTGCGTGAAGGTGTTATCGGTCGCATCATGGGCTTCAACCTCCACGAATCCTTCAGCATCAAGCGTACCGCGAAAAGCGCTGCTGCTGGCTATAAGGTCAATGGCGCGAAGAAAGAGGGCGATATCATCATCGCTATCTCTGCTGGCACCGGCGGTATTGCTGCAGGTACTGCGGTGAAGTTCGCCGGTGATGACAATCAGTATCTGGTCGTTGCGGCTACGTCTTCCACTATCACTATTAGCGCGCCGGGCCTCCGTCAGGATCTGGCAGACCAGGCTGATGTCACTGTGTTGAGCGAATTTGTACCGAACATGGCGTTTGACCGCGGGGCATTCCTGCTGGCCAGCCGTACCCCGGCGATGCCTGAAGGTGGCGATACTGCTGATGACGTCATGAATGTGACCGACCCGGTATCTGGCATCACCTTCCAGGTGGCGCTGTACCGCCAGTACCGTCAGGTGCGTTATGAAGTGGGCCTGGCATGGGGTGTGGCTGCTGTGGCGCCACGTCATTCCGCCATCATCATGGGTTAACCCAGGGGGCTTCGGCCCCTTTGTTTTCAGGAGGCCCAATGGCCGGATTAACCAAAGAGCAGAGCGCGCAGCGTGAGGCTGAAAAGCTTGCCGCGCAGAACGGCGCTGAACAAACAGGTATTGAGCTGGTGGCTATGATGCGAGATACCCCGGAGTTCCCCGGCGGTCCGCTGAGCGCTGAGGTTCACCCTGACGAAGTCGATAACTGGCTGGCGCTGGACTGGCGACTGGAGGAGTAACTGTGAGCGATAAAGATATTGAGCAGGAAATTCAGGCCAAAGGCTTGAACGCGCCGCGCGTTACGCTGGGCGAGTTGAAGGCGAATATTAAGCATGCCGAGATCGTGAAGCACGTATCCGTCACCGGGCAGGTGCTTCGCTGGGCGGTCATCACCACTCAAAACGGATTCGCAGTAACAGGGAATCCGTCGTGCTCAGTTTCCTCCGCTAACGACAACGCTGAAATTGGCGAGAAAATTGCTATTGAGAACGCCGAAAGCGAGTTGTGGGCGTTGATGGGATATGCGTTAAAGCAGAAGCTTTTCGAAGCCTGAGAGGAGCTCTGAGATGATTAATGCCGATCCCCATTCGTCTGACTTCAACAGCTATGCCAGCGTTGGTGATCTGCGCGCGTTCGCTGCGGGGCGCGGATACACCATCCCTGCTGAAGATGGCGAATGCAGCCAGATGCTGATGCAGGCAATGGACTTTCTGGAAGGGAAGGCCTGGCGCGGTCAGCGTTCCAGCGCATCACAGCCTCTATCCTGGCCGCGTTCCGGCGTGCGCTTCGATGGTGTTGACCTGTCGAATGATGCGATTCCACAGCGCCTGATTGATGCTCAATGTCGCCTGGCCATCGAATCGCAGGAGATTGACCTCACCCCGTCGGTCGCTGGCGGTGGGGCGGTTACGATGGAGCGCGTCGAGGGTGCGGTAACAGTCCAGTATGAGCCGGGAACGAATAAAGCTTCTCCGTCATTCCCATGGTTCTATTCCGCACTGCGCGGGCTTGTAGTGGGCGGCAACCAGGTCCGGGTCGAAAGGGGGTAGCATGGCAATCGACTATCGCCGCATGCGCGCGACCGCGACCCGACTGCTGACCGAGAACGGGAAGGCATATCAGCTTACCCGCGGCGGCGGCACCATCCGTGACCAGTTCGGCAAAGAGGTCACCACCCCGGCCATTACCGCGACCGTAACCGGTGTTATCACCGAATACTCCTCCCGCGAAATCGACGGTTCCCTGATCGCCACCGGCGACAAGAAGCTGGCGGCCACTTTCGAGACGGAAGTGCGCATCGATGACCGCATCGAAATCGACAGCAAAAAGTGGCGCGTGGTACAGCCGAATCCGGTTAAGCCTGCCGATGTGCTGATCTCCTACAACATCCAGCTGAGGGCGTAACTATGGTGGGGTCTGTTAATCAGCCGTTCCTGGCTGCCATTCAGCTGTTCGTGGATGGCTCGAAGCAGGAGATGGACGAGGTGGTGCGCCGGACGGGTATTAAAATCCTCGCTCAACTGGTTGAGATGTCCCCGGTGGGCCAACCGGATATCTGGCAGGTCAACCAGACCGCGACGGCGTACAACACTGCGGTGCGGGAGCATAACGCGACCCTGCGTGATGACCCGGCTAATCTGACCAAATCAGGACGACTTAAGCGCGGCCTGCGCGTCAACGACTCGATGGACATCAAAAAGCCTGAGGGCTATGTCGGCGGGCGGTTTAAAAACAACTGGTATGTGGGCTTTGACAGCCAGCCAAGCCAATCCAACGACACCCCCGACGCTTCCGGCCAGGGTTCCAACTCCCGCGGTCTGGCAGTGCTCGAGGTGTTCCGGGTAGGGCAGGTCAGCTCGATTTTCTTCACCAATAATCTGCCATATGCGGCAGCACTGGAGAACGGGCATTCCGGCCAGGCACCCGGCGGCATGGTGGGCATCACTGCGCTGGATGCCGCGCAGTTGTTCCGTGAGGCAATGAGCGAGGTGCGCAATGGCCAGTGACCAGTCAATGCGAATTGCTGAACTACTGGAGAGCCGCATTGCGGTTATCTGCTTATCGCTTGGGCTGCCCGTAGCCTGGCCGAACATACCGTTTACTCCCCCGGATAGCTCACCATACGGGCGTGTTTATGTTCTGCCGGCACAGACGGTGGGGCAAGACCTGGAAGGTCAATTGCGAACCTATCAGGGCATCCTGCAGCTCAACATCATTGCGCCAGCAGGCAGCGGCGTGACGCAGGCCAGAGGGCTGGCTAAATCTGTCGCTGATGCATTTCCTGAAGGGCTTGCGCTGGTGGATGGTGACCTGACTGTTTATATCAATGGGCCGCCGCAGGTGAGACAACCCATCCAGGACCGGCCAACCTCGGCGTCCAACGGGTCCAGTGGCTCCATAACCTACACCATTCCCGTCAGCATGCAGTACCGCGCTGACTACTGACCCGCCAGATGGCGGGTTTTTTATTACCTAAATTCAGGAGAGTGCTATGGCATTCGCAATCCCTAACGGCTCGCGTGTTAACGTGGCCAAGGCCTATCAGGCTCCCATCACCTTTACCGCTGCCTCTAACGCTACTGAATGCGAACTGACTGTTGCATCTGCCGCTGGCATCCTGGCGGGCGACGTAGTGCAGGTGAGCTCCGGCTGGCTAAAACTCGATAATATGGTGCTGCGCGTTAAATCCGTAGCCGGTACCAAAATCGTGCTGGATTCGTTCGATACCTCTGACACCACCAAATTCCCGGCAGGCACTGGCGCGGGCACGCTGCGTAAAATCGACACGTGGATCACGATGCCGCAGGTGATGACCCTCTCCACAGAGGGTGGTGACCAGCAGACCATCAGCGTGCAGTTCCTTGAAGACGATAAGGCCCGTACCATCCCGACCTTCAAAAACGCCGTGGTGCAGGTCTACACCTTCGCGCACGATCCGCTGCTGGCAATTTACAAGCGTCTGAGTGAACTTGACGAATCCAGCGACACCACTGCTGTGTGGTTCCATAACCCGCGCGGCAAAGCGGACCGTTATTACTCTGCCAAAGTGTCTTTCCAGAAGGTGCCTAAGACCGAAATCAACGCCGTGGAAAGCAACGAAGCGCGCATGAACTTCGAATCGGATATGCAGATTTACCCGATCGCCGATTCATCCGTTACGCCGCTGGCGTTCCTGACTGATCTGCCATCAACCAAAGCAGTTAGTGTTGGAGATGCGCTCGATTTAGCCGTCGTTATGCAAGGCGGCTCAGCCCCTTACACCTACGTGTGGAAGAAAGGAAGCTCCGCAATTCCGGGCAAAACCGCCTCGACGTTCAACATTTCGTCTGTCTCATCCGGTGATGCTGGCGTTTATACCTGCGAAGTCACTGACGCCGCAGGCAAGACCCTAACGTCGGCGGCATGCACCGTTACTGTCAGCTAACCAATCAGGCCCGGTTCGCCGGGCTTTATTTCGCAATGAGTACCGCTGGCGAATTTTCTGTATTCGCATTACCCATCTTTTCAAACTGCGCCTTCACACGCGCTCTCTAACCAAGAACCTTTCAGAAAGCGTTCCTGAGAACTGCCGTTAGTGCCGGTGGGCCTCTTGGGGCGGCTTTTCTGTGTGAACAGGTTCGCTTTTTAAAAGGTACACACCATGAATCACCCAACCGTCTCAGTGAATGGGGTCTCCGTCCGCGTTGATGACGAAGGCCGGTACAGTCTTAACGATCTTCATGCGGCAGCGGTAGCTAACGGAGAGGCTACTGAGTCACAAAGGCCCAGCGTCTTCCTGCGTAGCGCGCAGATCAAACGCTTCGTTAAAGCGCTAAAATCCAAAGCACTAAAAAGTGCTTCGGAACAAAATCAACCACTTAAGGTTATAAAAGGCGGTGATCAAAGTGGTGCATGGGGCATTGAACTTCTGGCAATCCGCTATGCCGCCTGGATAAAGCCAGAGTTTGAGATTGAAGTGTACGAAGTATTTAGAACAGTGGTGCGTCTTGGTATCAGTGCCATGTCCCGCCTGAACAAAATCGACCACATCATCAACACTGAAACCAAGGCAATTAGCCAGTGTGCCAGCCAAATGGCCAAGTGGGGTGTTGGTGGTCGCAAGCAGCTATTACATGCAGCCCGGGATCGCGTCGCCGACGAAGTCCAGATGTATCTGCCCGGCATTAACTAATACCCGCTACGGCGGGTTTCGTTTTTCTAAGGAACCGAAATGACCAAATTCTCCCTGATCCCGAACCCGACCTTCTCCGTTACCGCCAGCATCCCGCGCGCTGGTGCTGAAGACGGCAAGCTGACCTTTACCTTCCGCCACAAGACACTGGAAGAGCTGCGCTCTATGGATGAAAAGCTGCAAAAGTCGGCTGAAGGTAAAAAGGCTGCTATCGAGCCGCAGGCCGACTACCTCATGGAAATTGTCGAGGGGTGGGCACTACCTGACGAGTTCACCCGCGACAACGTTATTGTCCTTCTTCAGAACTACCCGCGCGCGTTCGACAGCATCGGTCTGGCCTACACCAAAGAGCTGATGGGTATCCGCGAAAAAAACTAAGGCAGGTCGCCGCAGCGTTGTACACGCCGGGACCGACTCTCGCGGAGTTAGCCGCTTTTGGTTTGACGCCTGAGGACGTGGAGGAAGAGGTGGGTATCCTGCCCTCTGTGTGGAAGTCTTTCACCATCTTCTCTGCCCTGGCAACCCAGTGGCGCGTCGGCGCGAGCGGGGCGACCGGCCTTGATTACAACGTTCTCCCCTGGATGTTCGAGTTACACGGGGTTGAGGATGCGGCGGCCTGCATGGCTGACCTTCAAATTATGGAAAGCGAGGCTCTCAAGGTAATGCATAAGGAGACGAAATAATGACAGACCAGATCGCCTCGATTACTTTGCGGGCCGATGTTTCTGACCTGAAAACAGCCAGCAACGAACTGGATAAACTCGGCCAGGCGGCGGCCGGTGCTGTAGATAAAGCAGATGATCTGAATAGCGTGTTTCGCGCTGGCGCTGAATCTGCGAAGCAAGGCAGCGAAGGACTCAAGGAGCAGCAGAACGCGCTCAAAGGGCTGCTGGAGAATATCGACCCGGTTACCAAGGCCTTAAACCGCCTGGATGAGCAGCAAGAATCGCTGCGGAAATTCCAGGCCAAAGGTTTCCTGGATACCGATACCTTTCAGGCATACAACAAAATCCTGGATGACACCCGCCTCAAGCTGACCGACACCGGAGAAGCCGCGGCGCGCGCTCAGGCTGAATTAGCCGCTACCCAGGCGGCAGAAAAGCAGTCCGCAGCGTTAAAGAACCTTCTTGGATCCATCGACCCGACTATCCGCGCGTTCAATTCGTTGGATGAACAGCACGCACAGCTGGTGGAACATTTCGAAGCTGGGCGCATTAACGGTGCTCAGTTCGAGCACTTCAACACAATCCTTAACCAGACGCGTGAGCGCCTCTCTGGTGTCGCTGACGTACTACCAGAGGCGCTATCCCGGCAGGAAGCTGCTGCCCGGCGCGCTGGAATCTCCGTTGGTCAGTACAGCGCAGCAATGCGCACGCTTCCGGCGCAATTCACCGATATCGCCACGCAGCTGGCTGGCGGTCAGTCGCCGTTCCTGATTCTGCTGCAACAGGGCGGGCAGATTAAAGACCAGTTCGGCTCGGTTCAGGGGGCGCTGTCCGGCGTCGGCGAATACATCCGCAGCATGGCTGGGATGATTAACCCTACCACAATCGCACTTGGTGGGCTGATTGGCACGATCGGCCTGCTGGCTGCCGCAGCGTATAACTCCTCGGAGCAATTTGAGCAGGTGGCACGCTCTGTCATCATGATGGGTGGGGCTGGCTTCTCCTCAATGCAGCAGCTCAACCAGGCCGCTGAGGAAGTGGCTGGCAAGACGAATACATCGATTAGCTCCACCGTCGATACGCTGGTTACGTTGAACGATACTGGCAAATATACCGCAAGCCAGATGAAGCAGGTCGCAACGACCATCACCCTCATGGGTAAGGCCGGAAATGATACCAAAGCGGCAATAAGCGACTTCGGAAAGATTGTCAGCGATCCGGTTAAAGGGCTTGCCAGCCTCAATGAACAATATGGTTTCGTTGATGAAGCCATGATCAAGCACATTATCCAGCTACGTAAGCAGAAGGGTGAGCAGGCGGCTGTTACCGAAGCTATTGAGCTGTTTGCAGGCGTCATGGCAAAGCGCGCAGAGGAGACCAACAAAGCGACCGATAATATCGGTCAAACGTGGGAAAACCTTAAAAAGAGCGCTTCTGACACCTTTGGCGATATAGGTATTACCGTGCGCGCATGGGGAAACCAGATCATTGATATTTTCGAACTGGTTAAATCCTCGATCAAAGACTTGTTCCTCAATATCACCTCTCTGGACGCCAAGTTCACCAGCACCATCGCTGGCTGGGCAGACAAAATCCCGGGTGGCGGTGCGCTGGCTAATTTCCTCGGCATGGACGTTGAGGCAATGAAAAAGGCTGGAGCGGAGGCGGACAAAGAGATTGAGGCGAACAAAAAACGCTATAACGAGCTTTGGAAGCGCGTCACTGCGCCTAACGCACAGGCAAACTATGAGGCTGAAGCGCGAGGGTCTAACGTAAAAGGTGATGGAGGAACAAGTCGAGAATCAAGAGACGCAGTCTCGAAGCTTGCACAAGACTCAGACAAAAAGACCAAAGAGGCAAAAGCCACGCTGGATGCTGGCGATCGCACCCTGGAGAACTACCGCGCCCAGGCCAGAACGTTAACTGAAACGCTCGAGACCCTCCGACAAACAGGCGAAACCCACGCTAAAAACACCGAGTTCAGTAAACAGCAATCTCGATTTGCTGAATTGGATGAGGCAGCCAAAACCCGCGCGTTGACTGCTCAGGAAAAATCTTTACTGTCGAGCCGTGAGGCGATTCTGAACGCCGCCAAGGTGGTTGATCAGAAGAACAAGGAAGTAGAGGCGCAGCAGAAGATTAACGGCCTGGCGCAGCAGGCGAATAAATACGTCACGCAGATGTCGGAAAAAACCGATGCATTGCGTGATAGTGTAGGCCTCAGCAGTCGGCAAACGCAGCGCATGATGGAAGAGGCACAGCTTCGCCAGGGCTGGCTCAACGGTGGCGGTAAGCTTGATGATGCTGGCTATGAGAAAGAACTGGCAGCCCTCAGAAATTATTACGCTGAAGAGGATAAGCTGCGCGGCGATTGGAAATCAGGTGCTATCAGCGGCTGGAATGAGTATCTGGACGCTGCCACCAATACCTACGATGCCGTGAAGAATGTTGCCAGCTCCACGCTAACAGGCCTGAGCGACATGCTGACCGAGCTCATGACGACCGGCAAAGCATCGGTCAAAGAGTTCGGCAAATCCATGCTCAAGATGATCCTGGATGTGACGAACCGCCTCATGGTGGCCTACGCGGTGCAAGCTGCTATGGGATGGATCAGTGGGAGCGCGGGAGGTGGCGCTACACCCGGCGGTGCTTATGCCAATGCGGCCGCTGGTGTAACGTTCAATGCTAAAGGCGGCGTATACGAATCACCCGGCCTCAGTAAATATGTGAATGGCGTCTACGATTCTCCTCAATATTTCACATTCCAGGGCGCGTCGAAGTTTGCCAAAGGCGGGGTATTCGCTGAGGCAGGGGCTGAGGCGATCATGCCGCTGACGCGGGATTCTGCTGGTCGGCTTGGTGTCAGGGCGCAAGGCGGGGGCGGTGCGCAGCCTCAGGTCAATATTGATATCTACGTTGATAACAAGGGCAACACATCATCAAATACGTCCGGAGACGGCAGTGCTGCGGCGCGTGCCTTAGGCAAGGAAATTGAAGCAAAGGTTACGGAGATCCTCGTGAGGGCCGCTCGGAGTGATGGTTTCCTGGGCAAAACGTTCCAACCCAAATAAGAAACTGCTGTGATTCTGAGATGGGAATATCATCTGCACCTGGTTACAGCGACACATCCCTTGGTTATCATGAGCTAAACCATGCTAATCAAGGGGATGATAATGAAGGCGCTCAAAATTGGCCTTGCAGGGATTGTTGTTATTTACTTGCTCATCAATGCCAGTAAATCACAAGAGATAAAAAGCGAAGATATACCTGCGTTTGCTAAAAGTGAGTCAAATGTATGGATAGCTAATACACTGGGCCAGCCGGGCGCAGACGTCATCAAAAGCTCTACCTACTACCTTAAGCGTGAGATTCCAGAAGAGGATATTGTTTATGGCTATCTTTGTGGAACCATAACAACTGGCGAAAGATTCTTTACTGAGGTCTCGATCAATAAGCGCAAGCACACGTCTGGCATTTTCAAAAATATGATATTTGATAAACGCAATGCAAAGACGTTTAATCAGATCTGGAACACTGAGTGTAAGTAACCATCAAGATCACCCAACACAGCCTCGCATACGCGGGGCTTTTTTATATCTGTAGCCGAGAGGCAGGAGAACGTTATGGAAATGACTGTAGGATTCCCTGAAATGGGTTCGCGATTTGAATCTGTAAGCTTCGATCCAGATTTAGAAATTAAAATGATAAAGACTGTCAGAACCAAAATTACAGTTTGCAAGCTTGAGCAAATCAATGCGCCTCATGAACTGGTGTTTATCTATCAGGAGGATTTCAATCCAGGCAGCTCTTTTGCCGAAGTCGAAGCACGCGCCAAAGAATATGCCAGTAAGGCAATTGCCGGATTGAAAACCCCGGCTTAACCGGGGCAAAGCATTATTTGATGCGATGGTAGATGTTATCAGCCCTGGCGTACAATTTGGATACCGCCTCGGCACGACCTTGCTCTTGCATCGTCATTTTTGATGTATCTCCACCGTAGGCCTTCGTCATATACTCAGTAACGCGCTTGCGAAAAGCTCCAGCATCACCTGATTCGACAGTGGCAACAGCTAATAAAAACGCTAAGGCTTCATCCTGCTGGTCTTCTTTGTTAAAGCTCATCATAAACTCCTGTTATACCGAGGCCATCAGCCGCACCGTCGGCAATTAATGCGCCAGTGCCCACCACTGGCGGGCTGAATCCACAACATAACCAGGTATTTTGATTTGTAACATCCTGATATTCAGACAGTAGCCACCTTCGGGTGGCTTTTTTTATGGAGCAAATATGGCAGTTGAAACATACAGCTGGCGCTCGCAGCTCGGTGCTGGGGCGATTGAATATAGTCAAACGGTGCGCGCTGCGCAGTTCGGTGATGGCTATGAGCAGGT